CCCTGTGCCTGAACCATCATCTTTACCGGCTCCCATGGCGGTACCCCAAGGCGCTTCGCTACGTTCTCGAAATCACTCAACCGCCGGAAGGTTATTTCATGAGTCAATGGGTTTATGGAGTAATCATCACAACCGCACTGCTCCAACAATGCCACCAGTTCTTCGTGGGTCATTGCCACATACCCCCCCCCTTAGGATACCTGAAGGCTGATAGGCTTCATGCCGGGAATTACCGGTCGCGGTCGGCACCTGCACCAGGGATGCACAAGAGCCCCCGGCATCCATCCCTCTTTAATGTCTCCGATCTTAGATGCCTTGCGGCCTGCGTTCATGCCTCCGGTTTCCGCAATAATCTCAAGGATATCCTTTAATTTAAAGACCTTCGGCGTAACGCCATCAGGCTCAAGGTACAATGCTTTGCAGTGCTTACAGGCATCCGGCTGCACCAGATAATAAATCTCCTCGATACCATCTTCCTGCAGGGAATGCAGGGTGCCAAGGTTCTGGCTGTATCTCGTTTCGCTGACGGCTACCCGGTGCCAGTCGCGGGTAGGGTCCTCCTGCCGGAAGACATTGTGTATTTCGGTTGACAACTGGCGCCACGAGGTTGCTATCTTATCCGTAGGCAGGGTTTTAAGTTCGGCCCAGTTCAGAGTAAGCAATCCTTCGGGCGCCAGGGGCATTTGCTTTAGTTCCCTGGACATGTACTTAGTGACTATATCCCGCAGGATACGCTTGTTCTGGTTGAGTGCCATGGTTTCCGCCTGTTTGGCCAACTGTTCTCCGTAGCCAGTGATGTAGGTGGCTGCGTTACCCCGGGCCATCTCAATAGCTAACTGATCCGCCCTGGTAAAAGGTAGTTGCCTGGCCAGTTGCTTCATGTGCTCGTAACTGTCTCCGTCACGCAGGACCTGGTATAACCGGCCGGAAATGTAAGCATCTTCGATACCCCTGGACAGGTTGACATCGGGCAATATTATTCCGGCCCGCTTCCAGCGCTCCTCAATACCTCTTGGAATGTTCCATTGTTCCGCGCCTCCGATTCCCAATCCCATGGCCCTTTTGAAGTGCAATTCAATGAGCCGTTTTAACTCGTCTATTTCAGCCTGCGACAGGAGCAGGGGAGGGCGGGGAGGGGATTTCCACAACCGGCTTTTGTTCAGATCAGAACGGAAGCGGTAGGCGAACCACTTTTCAAGGTTTTGGCCCAGAATGCCCAAAACAGTCTTTATTTGGCGTGTCATGGTTTCTACAATTTCTCGCATATAGCGATCCGGAATCTCATATTCCCGCCATGACTTGGCCAGCATTTCCATCACAGAAGCGGCCACATCTTCGGCCAGGGCAACCGTTGCCAGGCTTTTCGCTAATTCTAAATCGGATAGATTGTGCCGCACCTCGATTTTCACAGCCATGTCGCCCCCTCTCGCATGGCGTTGTCTCTTTCAGTCACCCGTGCCGCCTGCCACAGAAAAACCATTCGGCCCGCCCGGTTTGGCAGCATGCCTTCCGGTCCCAAAATCACAGTTCCGCTTTCTGTCCGGAAAGGCGCTTTCTCCTTCGGGTCATACTGCAGATCCTGTATACCCAATACCGTCTCAGCCGGCATTTTCTTCAGCGTACTCCGGATTGCCCTGAATAGCCACGATTTAAGGTACTGATTGTTGGCTGCCACCTTTTTAGGTAAGCGATGATCCTCTATGGCACTGGACAGCATTTCGGGCGAAATGGATTTGTCGTTATTGAACAGGCCGGCCAGCAGTTCCGCAATATGGCGCTCTTTCTGCTCGGCCGCAGTTGGTTGCCGTTTTTGCAGCACCACATGAATACCTTTGCCTAGCTTACCGACACCTGACCTCGGTAAACCCCCCTTGTTATCGCCACCAGTCGTTAAAGACTCCAATAACAGCTGGGGAACATAAACTCTTATAGAAGGTTTTCTCTGAGCATCATAAACCGCCGCCCGGTGATTGCCGTCCGCTAAACCAAGCTTGCCGTTGTCGTAGAGAGCGTCCGCAATGGCGGGTGTTACCGGTCCTTTATCTTTGAAGTGTTTTAGCAGCCGGCGAAATTTGAATATGTGAAAGTCAAGATGACTGACCTGCCCCTGCGCCTTCCCGCCATGATTGCGGTAATAGGTTAAGCGTCCCTGATCAAGAGGACGGGATAACTCTGTCTTGATCGCCTTGATGGCTGCCTGCTTCTGTGCTTCCGTCTCCGGATTAACGCTCACGAATCTAAAGTTGTCCCAATTGATTTTACCTTCAGTGGCATATTCCAGGGCGGCCCGGTAGCTATCCCAAACATTGATTTTGGACATGGGAACGCGGGTTAGAACCAAAGGCCCATACTTTGCCACCAGCGCCCGGATTCTGATCGGCTCTGTATAGCCGACATGCTTTGCATATTCGTAAGCCTCTTCGCCATTTAGTATCCGCTTTAATCCCATACTCGCAATCCTCCATATTACAGCAAAGCTATATATTTGGCCATGTCGCGGCGCCGTTGCCTAGCTTCCCACCGCTCCAGTTCCACTTCTTTAATGCTCTTGGGATACACGGTGATCACTATGTATGTCTTCGTATCCGCCACGGCCGCTATTTCGCGTTCCTCATCCCAAACCTCTTTGACATCTCCTTCATCATGCAGTATTTCCAATGACCTGTAGAACAGGGATATGATTTCCAAAGCTGCTTGATCACGACTGGCGCTACTGTCTATGAATTCAACGTACCGGTCAACAGCATGATGGCTCGCTTTCCACTCCTTGTCGCCTAAATAAATGCGCATGGCGTCCACCTCCGCCATTACGCGCCGGCTATTTGTGTCTCAGCGATTTCCACAAAGGAATAACCGCAGTGTTTATCCCTCCAAGCAAAAGGAGTGGGGAACTCGCGACACAGTTCGGGCCTGGAAGCATAAATGGCGCAACGTGTTTTTAATCCTGGTGCCCATGCCGTAACTTCATTTCCATTGTCATCAACGAGATGCCGGCAGCGTAGAAGGTGATAATCCGTACCTGCTTTGCGACCGTTCAACTCTTGCCGCCCCGGCAGTTCTCTCTTTGGCTCATCTCTATTATCCTGTCCGGGTTCATAGATTGCCACATCCAAAGGTAATCTATATCTCGCCAGGGCTTCTGCGGCGGCTTCATAAGTGAGCGGGTTGCCGTTAAGCCAGAGCACAAATCCGATACAGCAACTGCCGCACCGCCGGCACGCGCCAAGGCGCCTGTAATCAGCCATCCTAACTCACCACCCTGATCTCCAAATACTTATCTCTCCTGACCGACTTGCTCTTGTTGACGGATTCGGTTTCCTTCTCGTCACCGGCATTGCTCACGGCCACTTGCTTAACATTTTTCTCTCCGCCCGGCTGCCCCACGTCGGGTTGATAATTGCCGTCCTCATCGGTGCGCTTCTCAGCTTCATATTGGTTATCTTCCGTCTGCCCCTGGTTTGGCTGGCCTTGTTGTTGCTGGTAAGCCATGGCCTGAGCCTGGAAGTAATAGGGGTTGTTAATATACTGACCGGTACCATTGGGTAGCTTGCTCAGTCCCTGGCGGGCCCGCACTTCATCCACGGTCAGGTATGTTTCTGATTCGGTCTTAAGCCGGTCTACAACGGTTTTCTGGTCCTCCGCGTCCAGGCCTGTCCAAATTACGCGCAGATCTGAATATCTGGGCTTAACAATTGCCCTGGTCAACCACTCGGCCATATTGTCCCGGATGTCACCCAATCCCTCATCCTGTGAGAGATTGATCAGCGCCTCGGCATTCTGATGGCTGAAAATAGACCGTCCGCTGCCAGCGTCGGTACTAAAGTTAATGATGCCCGGGTGCATCCGGTAAGCCGCTGCCTTCAGGCCAATAACTATGCGTATAAGCTCGGCAAACTGCATTTCCTTCGGGGTGTCGCGCAGTTTTAAAAGCTTCCCGTCAAAGGATTCCTTGTCGCCGCCGGGCACCACCGGCAAACGCCAGTTCTGGCCAGGTCCTACGTCACCGAGGATTTGCCGCTTGAACGCCTCCAATCCTTCGGGATCATAGTCGCCCAGCAGGACCAATATGGCCTCCGGGTAGTTCTGCTTGAACAGTTCGGTATTGTACCGCCAGGATTGAATAAAGGCATCGGTGAACTCCAGACTTTGCTCAAGGGCGGAAATGCCATAGCCCCAGTAATCAATCTCCGAAGATGGATTGGTGATGTCCACGGACATCTCATCTTCGGTCCATGCGGCTACTATCTGCTCGTCAATAACCTGTACCCACGCCGCCTGTGTGAGGTCAATATTATTGGCGTAGGACATACGTTCGGCTGCCCTGTCAATATTGGTTTCGCCGTTTTCCAGCATCCAGGGAAGCAGAACCTGCAAGCGGGGGCGAATGGTGGCAGGATCTATGTAGTGGTACTGCACCGGCCGGCCGTGGCGATCCCGGTAGATTACAATTGCTTTGCGGTCCAGGATTAGTTCATCCTTGACGGCTTCCACAAAGAAGTGCTTTACGGTAGGGTGTATTTCCCGCGTCGGCGTTTCCAGGATGCGCTCTACCTCATCGCAGCGCTTGTCGATATCCTTTTGCTCAGCTGCAGAAGGTTTGAAGTTCGGGTCATTCCATCGGTCGTGAACCACCTTAAACCCCAATTCTTGCTCGTTGAGCGCCCGCTGGGCCAAATGCCTGACCTGAACCACCCGTGCCGCAATTATCACCTTGTCAATGGGCGATCCCTTGGCTACTTCCCGAAGGAAAGCAAAAGAGGGGGTACGGATAGGTTTTTCCTGTCCGAATAGGGCGGTCTGGCGCCAGCGGTTATAGTTGCTAAAGAAACGTCCTCGCTTCTTGCGCTCAACATCTTCGGCCTTTGCCTTCATCAGTTCCCATGTCCCGTCGGGGACTATGATGCCGCTTTTCAATTGGGTGTATCCTGGTATTAAGGCCATAAGCCTGCACCTCTCTGTTCTGGTTTCGGCGCCAGGGCACGCTCCATGCGTTCCAATTCCGCACGCTGTTTGCCATTATAGCAGTCAGGGCAGCGAATATCTTTGACCTGGCCGAACTGCACCAACACATACCGGGGTCCGTCCGTAATCCGGCTGGCGCACTTGCCGCACCGGTATGGCTCGTTGCTCTCCACCTTTTGCCATAAGGCTAACCGATAGGGGTTAAACACTAGAACCACTCCTCAAAGGCTTTTTTCCCGCCGCTGGCGCATTGAATGGCGTTCTCGAAAGCATCCAGCAGGTCATCGGCCGGACTGTTCGGGTACTGAACCGCCTCGTCATAAAACTGCTGGAAGTATGGATCCGGCTGCCGGGTATTTGGGTCGCCCTTGATCCAGACCTGCCCGTTCTCAAAATATACCGAAAGGGCAGTAATCCTGGTGAATTTGGCACCTGTATTGCTCAGCCTTTTGACCGGCAGAACCGCCTTGGCCAGCATGGTCACGCCCTGGGCCAGGGCCTTCTGGTAACCCTGCTTTTCAATTCCTATTTTTCGCGGACGCCAGGCATTGGCTTGTTCAATAATCAGGCGCACCTGTTTGGGAAAGTCTATCTTGCCGGCGTACGGCCAGAGAATCACGATATTTTTAGACTTAGTAACGCCAATGGTCAGATGGGCAAAATAGTGGGCGCTGGCCGTCTCTTCTATTGCCGGGTCCACGCCCTGGAAGATCTCCAAGAGTTCGCCCTTGAAATACCACTTGTTATTCTTAATCTCTAGATCCTGTCTGGTGTAGAACCGCCACCACTTGGGCGGG